CAACAAACGTGCGAAGGTATTCAAGTTCTAGAAACTCAACATCTAGAACTTCAGTAATCTGGTCTGCGAAGGGTCGGTCCTCGAAAATGAGTCGAACCAGCCCCTCTTGGAAGGACTTTCCGTACCTTCCAAAGTCTGCTTTGTGTGCAAGCATAATGCTCCTAGGTCTCGCACTACTAAATATAACGCACGCAGATAAAAAGTCAAGCGGAGTTAGACTTTATTTTTGCTCTTGACGCTGCCTAACTATTTCATGGACTTAGAGCCACGACACTTCCACTTCTTGCGGGATAGATCGTTGGCGCAAGGCGGGTTCTTGCACTTCTTGATCTTAGCAGAGCGAGCGCAGTAGGCGTCACCCTTCTTTGTGCCGGGACGAATGCGATCTCCGCCGCCCTTTGCTTGCCCTGCCTGTCCGTAGGAACGACACTTGCCGTTTACACGCTTTGCAAAGCGTTTGCCCTTGGCAGGCTTACAAGGCTTCTTCTTCTTTTCGTCAAGAAGTGCCTCGTACTCTTCTTTGATAACCTGTTTGATGTAGTCTTCTGTAAATTCCATAGTGTTGCCCTCGTTGTAAATAGTTCCTTCATTTACTCGATCTTCGGGAGGAATGAACTTTAAATGCTCTGGAATGTCTTTGTAAAGAGGGTGGTGGTTATGTTCAAACCACATGTAATAATTTCTCTGGCGTGGTTCTAGATCTGGCCTGATCTCATAAGCAAGATCTTCTGGGAGGTTGGGATGCAAGGAAAGTTTCCTATCAATGCTTCTCTTTGACTGCCAGTCGGTGTTGTAGAGTTTCAACAGATATTCGGCAGGAACTGAAAGGTTTGACGCCAGTGCTGCTGCGGTGCTCCTATGGTCTGTTGAAGAGCCGGGTGGGTTTTCCGGGTCGTTTGTGATGAAGTCAATGATCGCCTCAATGTGTGAGGGCTGTAGATTGAATTGTTCTGCCATTGCTAGTGTGTGGCGACTACCGGGATAGTTTTCAATAATCTTGGTAATGTTTTCGGGCGAAAGATTGGGGTTATCTCTCACCGGGGTCATGAGCCTATAAGACAATTCTTTCTTGATAATCTTATCTAGAATTTCTCCGATAAACGCTTGGTCTATAAACGGGTTCCTAATAGCAGCAGCAGCATAAAGCCTGTCCCCAATGTGTTTGCGCTCCATGTCGGTTTTTGCTATTTGAACCAGAGCCGCTGGATCCTTGATATCCTCGGAGAATTTTCTAGCAATTCTAGCCTTGTCTGATCTGCTGAATTTTTCAGACTCTTTTACAATCTCCATGATCACTTCCGCACTTGGTTCAAGTTCCAAAATTTGGCGAACAAAGTCAGCCTTTTCGTTTGTTTTCATTGGAGAGACTTGTTCTCTAAATTTGTCTATGTCTTTAGCCATTTCTTCTATTTGCTTCTTGGCTGGGTGTTTACCTTCAATAGAGTCTGCGTGTGCTTCCATAGCCCTAAGCGCAGGTAATGCTTGATCTCCCAAGATCTCCTTGTATCTCTCATAGGTTAACCCTTTGTTGGATGCGTCTACGGTCACCCCTCCGTCGTTTCCTTTGAAAACAGGCTCGCCTCCAGCGAAGCCAACTGAAAGTTTTGAAGTTGGATCTATTCTTGGATCAGCACCTTTTTTTATAACGTAATAGAGGACAATGTTGTTTCTTCTTCTAGCAACATAACTATAGAAAAGGTTTTGTGATTGTGTTGCGGCGGTACACCAAGTGGTGCCCTTGCCTAATTGACAGGAACTTTCGCGTGTGTGGGGCATAGCCACAACCCAGTCACCAAATTCACCAATATAAGTTGTTTCTTCGTCTTTCAAACGACGGCGCTCTTCGCCCTTAGAACCCCCAAGGTCTTCTAACGCTTGGCGGAGAATAGCAGGAGTCTTGTAAGCATAAATGTCTGGTGACATCTTCTTTGCCTTCAAACGCTGCTTTGCAGCATCAAAAGACTGTACGACACCAATAATGTCTTCTACTGGCTCTCCGCCTCTGCGCTTCTGAATCCACTGAAGGTATTGTGGGTTCTTGATTCCAGCGTCATAGGCAGGCTGTAGTTCGGGAAATTTGGTTACAAGGTCTTCTGCCTTGCCCTCAAGGAAGAGTCTTAACTCTTCTGCTATTACGTCCTGAATGTTCACTATTTCTTTCCCTTTGCTGACTTCTTGCCCCAAGATTTACCGCGTCCGCGTTCTTCGCAAGCACTAGGTGTCGGACGGCAAGATGGGTATTTAGAGCGCTTTTCTCCGCTCTTACGACCGCAGGAAGAACACTTCTTTCTGCCAGTCTTCTTGTCCTTGCGACAAGTGTTGCAGTCTACCCAGCCAGACGAAGAGCCCTTGCCGCCCTTACGCTTGAACCAATCTCTTAGGCTTGATTCTTTGCTTGATTCAGTGCCCGCCTTTTTCTTTTTTTTTTCGGCAAGCACAGCCTCGTACTCTTCTTTGATTATCTGTAGGAGTTGATCGTCAAGTTCTAAGCCTTCTTTCTTCTTGGACTTGTTGCCCCAGTTTGCAGCACCAACTTTGCGGCACTTAACGAGAGCCCCAGAGGCATAAGCAGAAGGCCACACGTCATAGCGAGCGCGAACCTTGTGGTAGCAAGCGTCTTTCTTGCCCTTTGATTTCTTCTTCTTTTTCTCATCAAGTTCAATCTCTTCTTCATTTACAAAGTTTAGAAGGTTTTCTTCGTCAAGTTCGTACAAGTCGCCGTAGTAACGGGAATCTTCTTCTCCAACGTCACGACCAGAAAGATATTCCTGAAAATGTTCTTCCGAGATCTGACCGACATCAGGAAGCATAGAGATCTCTTCACGAGATCTATACTTTCCGTCTTGTCCATCCTTTTGTCCTAGCTGAAAGAAGAAGTCTTTCTTATCTACAAACTTTGAGAATTGATTTTCCATTTACTACACCTCGGTAATAAATAGTGCTACTTATCGTTACACTCCCTAGAAATTCTGTTTAGGAATGTCTTGAGTTCTTCCCAATTTAGCTCTCCAAAGCCGTCTTCCATCATTAGCTTTAGCAGTTCGGTCTTGTTGAAGTCACACTCGAAGTTCTCAAGGGCATAATCAATTGTTTGCTTACCCTGAACAGAAATGAGCGGAGAGTACAGTTGCATCATCTTGTAATTGTGTTCGATCAGCTTCTTTGACTCTCGGATGTTCTTGTAGACCTTTAGCTTTGAGTCTGTGTTCTCGCAGTAATCGAGCAGTTCGTCAATTGTGACAGTTCTCTCTTCACTCATGAAAGGTAACTTACCTGCAATCGTCTTGAAACCGACACGACTAACACCCGGCAGATTGTCACTTGAGTCCCCAACCATAGCACGGGCTAGGGCCATGTTTGTAGGGTGGATGCCGAGAGACTCAATAACAGTCTTCTTCGTCTCGATCTTGTCTGTAGTTGGTCTATAGACTACAGTCTCTTCATCACACAACTGTAGGAAGTCCTTGTCGTTTGAGACAATCACCTTCTGCCAACCCTTGTAGTGCGGAGAGCCACAGACATACGAGATAATGTCATCTGCTTCTACCCTCTCAAGAACAAGCTGAATGATTGGCATCTGGTTTAGATACTCTGTGATTCGCATCTGCTGCCACAGTTTATTCTGTAGTTCTTCGTTCTCGGTTAGATTATGAACAGCACGATTCAGGCGCAGGGGCTTGCGTCCGTCCTTATAACCTGAATCAAGAGTCTTGCGCTTTTGGGAGCCATTTGGTCCGTCCCAGCAGATCACAATCTCATTTGGCTTTGTGATTCTCACCAACTTCTGCAGGATCTTGATAGACCCCTTGATTCCGCCAATCGGCTGTCCGTGATTAGACAGGCTCGGATCAACGATAAACGCCCTCAAGAACATGTTGAGAGCGTCAATAACTAGCACACGCTTCATGTAGTACCTCCACCCCATAATATAACAGGGTGGAGGCTCGCTGTCAAGAGGCTTTGTCTACTTCGTAGAAATCAGATGCCTCGCCTTCGCGCTTGTCGAACTTCTGAACGACTACTTCGTCCATGAAATCCATGACGTGCTGTCGGAACTCGTCATCGTTCTCTAAGGTATGTTCCCACTTGCTTGGCTGGAACTTCTTGGAGTAACCGTTGTGTTCGAGAGTATACCAAGAACCAGAAACAGTCATGAAGTTCTTAAGAGCCTCGAACCAAGATGCTTCGTCCTGCACTCCGATGTTCTCGGTTCCCCATAGAATACGGAATGTACAAGTTCTGCCCTGTGTTCCAAAGCGAGACTTTTCTAGCTTTACCTTGACCTCAGATCCAATACGGAATCCATTTTCGTCTTCGATGTATGCAGCCTTGCTCTTACGACCTGTAAGCCAGATACGAAGAGAATAGGAGTAGTGCATTGCCTTGCCACCCGGAGTGATGTAAGGAGTTGTCATTGCAATCTGACGAGCCATTGGCCCCTGTGGAATGTTGGTCTTCAACTGGTTGAGGACAAGGAATGTTGCACGCTTGTCTGCAAGAGGCACAATCAACTTTGACATGCCCTTTGCAAGAATACGAGCCTTTGTTGCAACTGAAGATTGTGGGTTGAAGTCACCTTCGACATCTGAGATAGATGGTGTGAATGCGAGAGAGTCCCAGATAAAGAGCACCTTATCATCAGTTGCCCCAAGAACATCTTCTATTGTCTCAAGGACAAACTCAACAGATTGTGCCTGAATATACATCATATCCTCTAGATCACAACCTGCACGGACAAGAAAGTCTGGGTCAATTGCAGACTCTGAATCAAAGTAGATTACGTTGATTCCCATCTTCTGTGCGTTTGCAGCAATCTGTGCTGCGAGGAAGGACTTGCCTGTTGCCTCAAGTCCTGCAAGTTCTGTTACCTTACCAACTGGAATACCTGCATACTTGCCCTTGCAGATAATAGAATCAAGCCAGCGAGATCCTGTTGGGATCCACTCCTTGACCTCTGTTGGGTTATCTTCTCTTAGGTCGTGAGCGACATCGCGCCCTGCCTTCTTGTTAATCATTGCTCTAAGGTCAGCCATAGATACACGACCAGCCTTAGCCTTTGCTTTAGCCATATTGTTCTCCTTTTTATTTAATTTTTCTTTTCTTTATTTTTCTTTAATTTTGAGCCGAAGCTCAAGAGTAATTATACCTCAGAGAGACAAACAGCGTATACAAAAACCCCCACCTTTTTAGGGGTGGGGGTCAGGAGAAACAAAACTATGGATTACTTAGCTGCAATCTGTGCTACGGGGCGACCTACGCCATCATCAATGGTTTCCTCAATGAGGTTGAAGCACTCATCCCAGATGTGGGACCAGCAGCCAAACTCAGCGCGTCGTGAGTTGAAGCGAGTGGTGAAGTTGGCCTCGAATGCATCGTTGAGCATTGTGAGGACATCATATGCAGCCTCATCCCAGATAGCCTTCACATCATCAATAGTCATGCCGTGCTGGAAGAGAACTTCGCCAGTCTTACGGTTGGTCTTGAGAACGTTCTTCAAAAGACCGTACATGATTGGCTGGATGTACTCAGGCATTAGACCAATCTCAACAGTGGTAGCGTTGAAAAGCATCTGTGATAGCTGCTTACGCTTCGCTACTGGCTTGTTGAGTGAAGCCTTGTTGGATGAGCGAAGAATTGCCAAGTCATCAATAGACTGTGGATCCTGAGCGTTCTTGGCGTATCCAGTACGAAGAGTCGTCTGGATGTAATCGTGAAGCTCAAGAATGGTATCAGCAAACGGGTAAATACGCTTGAAATCTGACACCTTCTCATCATCCTCGAAGATAGCAGCAGCCTTATCTCCACGGCGAAGCATCGTGTACATTGTATCACCAAGGTCTAGCTTGTCGCTTCGTAGGACAGGAGCAGCAGTGTAGAGAAGGGCAGCTACGCGACCCATGTTACACTCCTTGAGAATAAGGTCTCCGCTGGAGTTACGCTCGTTCTCGCGCCATCCGATGTTAGCTACGTGCTGTGGTGATAGTGAGGACTTGAAGTCCTCAAATGAGCCACGCTGGTTGATTACGCTGTGCGCCTTCTGGTGGGAACGTGTGTTCCATGTTTCGGCAGCACCACGAATCTCGACCTCGTTTGGGAAGAACGAGCGCTCAACAAACATAATCTGGAACATCTGGTCCTTAGAGTTTGCTGCTCCCTGCTGCACTGCTTCTCGGCTGTGCTGACCGTCGTAGTGGCCACATCCCTCATCGTCACACGAGAAGGAGACAGTTCCTGCCACCTTGTTGAAGAAAAGGCTTCCATCGTCTACAACGATGCACATGCCTCCGTTTCGGACTGCAAAGCCGGGAATATTCTCCAGAGTGTATCGAATCGCCTTTACAAGCTTTGACTCTGGATTGACGGCTCGTGGGTTAGTTCCGTTAGGGATATCGAAAAGTTCGCTATCCTCTGATACAGCGACATAGGCGTTGCCAGCCTTCACCTTAGTACCATCGATAGGGATGGTGTAGCGGCTGAAAGGCTGGTCGTCATCAGCACCCATGTATAGCTTTAGTGTATGTGTCTTGTTCATAATATGCTCCTTTTTTAATGATATTAATTGAACAAATCCCCTCTGTGTTCTCAATAACACGGGATTCTTACAATTCTCCTTGAAGGAGAGTCGATGTTCTTTTCAGTCCTCAATCGCTTCGGACATTCATAATGTAACACGGTAGGTTACGTTTGTAAACAAAAAAGTTTAAAAAAGTTGGCAGACTTTGACCGGTCTGCCAGCGGCTGAGGCTTACTAGCCTGCCATAAGGTCGTCAAAAGCCTTATCTACGCTGGACTTCTGGTTGTTGCTGTACTGTGTAGTCTCGCGGGAACGAGACTCAGCAGAGCCGTCACCTGAAAGCATAGAGTCAAGGATTGCTCCCACCTCTGCGGAGGTGTGACGGGTGAACAGGCCATCAATATCGGGCATGTTCTGGAGCAGACCGGGGATTGCATCCTTGTCCTCAAGAAGAGTGCTCGTGTTACGACGCATCTTCATGTTGGTCTGGGGGTATGCACCCGGACGAGTCGGCTTGGTGTAGGTAATGGTAATATCAGTACCACCCTCGGGGTCAGTGATGTCGCCGTACTCTGGGTCGAGAATGTAACCAAGAAGAAGCTCGTAGGCAGTCTTGCCGTAGCCATAGATCTTGACTCCCTCGGACTCCAGACCACGTACAACTACGGGTGAGAAGTAACGAGTGCGAACAAAGAGAGACTTTGCAAGCTTCTTGGTCTCCTCATCATTGTTGTCGGTGCCGTCGCGCCAAAGGTTGGAAGCGAAGTCACAAATCGGACAAGCCTCGCCAAAGTTGCGCTTTGGACACATGACGCCACCCTTGTGTCCTTCGATGTTGTAATGGAAGAAAATCTCCTTGAGAGGATCTCCATCGGCAGACGGGACAATGCGAATATCAGTATCGCCCTCATCTGGCTTGAACCAGACGCTGGTCTGGTCGCTCTTTCCTTCTCCACGAAGTGCGGCGAGCTTCTTCCGCATTAGTTCCATGTTAATTCCCATAGTGTTCTCCT